AGATGTAATATATGACATACCTAAAATACCATCAGGTTTAACAAGACCTAAATAACATCTTTGCAAATTTGCAGTATTATAACTTCCAGTCATTGGTGTATTAGCACTAGGCATTTCATTTAACATAAAATCCATTTCTAACTTAATTCCATTTTGCCCTTTAATACCTGTATTTATATATTGTGTTCCACTACTTTCAATATAATCTACTTGTGTATATTCACTTGGTAATATTGAAGTTGCTTGTGTACTTTCCTTAGTCATCATAAAATTAGCTATTCTTTTTGCTTTTGCATCTGGAATGTTTATCGTTATTCCTGTTGCTGTTTTTATTTCTCCTCCACCACCTTGTGCTTTTCCTAATAGATAACTAAATAAATCTTCATGAATTGATGTATTATGTCCATTTTTTGCCATTAAGTATGTAAATAAATCCATTATACCTCATTCCATTCTTGATTTTCTGAATTATATAAAAATACAGTTCCAGTGTCTATTTCAATAAAAGATGTTCCATTTGCGATTGGTTCTTCGCCTATTGTTGTAGGTTTTTCATCAGTAGATAACCCACGAAATTCTATTTCCTTTTCTTCTACTCCTTGTTTTGTTCTTACATTACTTTTTTCATAAATTGAAATCATATAATCTCCTCCTTTTCGTTTCAACTTAATTTTTTGTGCCAAGCAAATCATCAACGCTTGGCTCGCTTGCTTTTATTTCTTTGATTGCTTTTTCTGCGTCTTCCAACGTCTCATCAGGTTTTAACCATTGTCTTTCTTCGACCTTGCTTAATACTCCGTCTTGAACGCCTAATCTCATTTGAGTAAATGATTCTTGGCTGTCTTCAAGAAGTGAATAACTCCAGTCAAATCCTACCTCGTACTCGCCTTGCGGTGATAAATTAAACGCATTTGCTAGAACATTGCAAGCATAAAAGAAATCCTCAAGTCCTTTTTCGATGTTGCTTCTCATGTCATCAACTATCGTGAACGTGTCATACATTGCTCTTTTAACTTGCGTTGCCGTTGCGTTTTGTGTTTCTACCTGACTAATTATACCACGACTTGTTCCAACCTCGTCTTCAAGACGTCTATATAACTCTTGCAACCTCGTTGTATAATCTCTAAATTCCGGACTATACACTTCAAATCTATTCTCGCCATCAGTTCCAAAGTCAAACAACTTAAACAAGCCATTTGCCGGAAGTTTATTGTTTTTATTAAACAGAGTTGCGTCCACGCCGACGAATGTCCTTTTTGCCTCGTACTCGTCGTACATTTGTTTCATGGTGACTTTTATCTCATCGATTGTTGCCTCACATCCAAATGTAATTGGCACGCCATACATGTCATTTGACTTTCTATTATTAATTGGCGACTTTATATATCCAAATAATACCCTGTCCACGCCTGATATAGAACGAACTTCTTGTATGTCTTTCCAAAACTCCGGTGTTGGTATTTTATTGCCTTTTTCATCACTGTATTGCTGCGTGATTACCATGTTGCCATTTTGTACTTGGTAATTCGTCCACCTTAAATATGTTGTCGTATTAATTGCTCCTGATATAACTTTCTTTTCAGCTAAAACTGTCGCACCTGTAATTAAATCGCCGTCGGTCTTGTCTATTGTCAGCCTATCTTGCGACACGATGTTATAGTAAATCTTGCCACCTTTAACGTAAGGCACAAGAATTAATCCTCCATCACCTAACGCCATTGCTGTTATTTTCTTTGCTTTTTTCCACATGCTTTGACCTGTCTTGTTTAACAAGTCAACACGTGCGTTTTCGCCTGTTATATTCAAGTTCGAATCACTAACAACGTAATTTGCTATTTTGTTCGCAAATATCGCCGTGAAATTAATGTTGTCGATTGATTCATAATTTCGTGCGTACTTGCTGTTGTCTTCAATGTCTTTTTGTTTAGTTTCTGTTTGGATATGAAATATATTATTTAGAATCCATAACCATATACTTTTTAACATTAACTACTGTCCTCTCTTTCTCCAAATATTATTTAATGCATACCTAACGCTATCGATCGTGTGATTATTCGCGTCAACATAACCACTGATATAATTGCCATCCTTGTCTTGCTCGAACTCATACGTGCTAAATTCTTGTGCTGCCGTTGGACATCTGCGTTGGTCTATTACTATTTTAGCAAGTGATGATAACCACTTCATAGAATACTCAACGCTTCCTGCTCCTTTTTCAGCACCTCGCATGCATGAACCCCACATTCTAAAGTCACCAATTGATTTTGGCTCGGCACTATCTGCAATAATTAAATCACTTTCAACAACTCCTTTCTCACTTTTTAAATGTTCCCAAACATCTGCGTTGCTCATTTTATTAACAACAAATTCGTCAAATATGTATAAAGTCCTTTGCGATGGATTGTAACTACACTTTGTCCATGCAAGAGGATCGGGAAACCATCCAAAGTCAAGTCCTTGATATATGTAATCAAACGAATTAATTTCGTCGTCAGTTATCTCACGCAATTCAATATTCTCGAATACATTGCCACCAACACCAGTCATTAATCCAAGATACTCGTTTTCGTAAAGTCGCTCATTGACTTCTTTTAAGAACTCGGCCTCGTCTATAAACGCCTGTCCTAACCACTTTTTAGGCACACTTCTATAATCTGATAAATTAACTAGACGGCTGTCCTTTGGAATTATCTTTTCAATGTTTACAAAGTGTTGCGAACTTGCTGGCGTGTTGTATGAATAAAATTGAATAAAGTCATCGCCACCACGAATTAACGACTGATTGATTTTACGCACTTCCATCATGCCTGCAAACTGGTCAAACTCCTCGTACCAAGTAATACCCACGTACATGTCTTTTGGTGTCTTTAATGATTTAATCTTTCCGTAATCATCAGCACCCCTAAAATATATCTTTTGCCCCGTGTTCGTGTTAGTCATTTCAAGTGGTGATTTAGTCAACTTCCACCTGTCTTTTAATCCTGGATAAGTTTCTGAAAGTGTGTCTATCGCCCACTCTAATTGTGCAAACACCGAATCCTTTAATGTGTCTTTAACTTTACGCAAGACAACAGCACACATGCGTGGGTTATTCTCAAGCAACTCGATTATCTTTTCGCTTATAAATGATGACTTGGTCGAACCACGTCCACCTTCTAAATAGAACTCACGATAATCTCGGTCGTCTATTGCACGGTTAATATCCACGAATGAACTAGCAATGTCTTTGGCTGGAAGCGTAACAATAATGTTGCTTTCTTCGTCTTTTTGTTCTTTCTTTTCCATAAGTTGTTGTATCAATTCATAATTCTTACTAAATCCTTTTGCAGCACCATTTATTAAACCGAGCGTGACTAATTCCTTGTTAGTCAAACCCTTTTCATTTTCTTTACATTTAGGTACTTCATCAAGCATATTTTCAAGAACAGATAACATCGTGGCTTTTTTTCTGCGTGCTTCGCCTGATGCTATGCCACCTTTCGACGATTCTTCGACGGTTAATACATGTGCTTGTGGTATTAAATTGCCATTGTTAGCCACTCTATCACCTACTTTCTCATAGCAATTATAACACATTGCCTAGTTTGTGTCTAATTTTAAAACTTGTTGCGACGTCGATACTCGTCTTTTATTAAATTCTTGCCATTTCTTGTCTTGAGCCACGAGTATTCATTCTCGAAGTATGAAAGCAACTCGCCGATTTGTTTCAAGTTGTATGGATCGAGAAATTGTTTGATTTTCATGTCAACCATTTCATTTGTAATTAACTGAAATATTTCCTGGTTTATATTTTCTATGCGATGCAAGTATTCGTGTGATGTCTTGCCACAAAGAACTGCACCATTCCACTTTGCTATTGCACCACCCTTTCGTGCTGGGATTATTAAGTGGTGAAATGTATATATGTCGCCACGTTGCAACGAAAATCCCATGAAATCGTATCCTAGTTTGTTGATGTTAAAGTCATCAATCAATAGTTTTGTAATTTGTTTCAATTTAATCCTCCCATTCCCAAAAACCAAATATAAGAATTGTATCACACCCATGTATGTCGCCATTTAAGTACTCCCACACTCTGTCCTTTTCAAAATCTTGCAACAAATTCATGGAATAAATCTTGTTGCGTGTTGCAAGGATAAAAGCGTTTTCCTCACGAACAATAGAAAAAGACGCTAAAACACGGTTGTATTCGTGCTTCAACGTCCTAAGTTTTCGAGAAATTTGCTTAAAGTTCCAAGTGGGATTAATATTCATACAAGCCACCTACCTTTTTACACGATTATTATAACATGCGTGCGAAGTTTATGCAATAAAAAAGAAATAGGAAGAATATGAAAAAAAATAATGCCTATTTCTCACTAAAAAGGGGTTTGGTTTGGTGATTATCACCAAGAATAATTATAACATGACCCAGTCCATTTGTGCAAATTACTTTTTCAATACCTTCGTCGCCTCAACCTTTTCAACATTCTCGTGTTTTTTCAATTCATCTTCGAGCTGTAATAACGTGTCAAGATAAATTGTGACCACGCCGAGTGAAGTTGCTATTTGGATTTTATACATTGTCATCATCCAATAACCTTTTTAACTTATCAATAATATATTTATCTCTTGTTTCAGCATTTGTTCTAGGATTATGTTCTAAAGAAAATATTACATCTTTTATTTCTTCTTTAAAATATTCTATTTGTATGTTTTTTCTTGAATTATTACTTTTTAATTTACTTTTTTCCCTTTCTAATAAATTATTTTTTTTTTGCAATTCACATAATTCTATTCTTCTTTTTTCTATAACTCTATCATATAATTTATCTT